ATTATAACAGAAAATATGATAAAAACTTAAGAAAATTCAGGACTTGATTTAATATTTAGGATACAACAAAATGTTGTATTCTTTTTTTGCAAAAGAATACCAAAGAATAAAATAAAAAACGTTGTAAGTACAACGTTTTAGAAAGGAATGCAAAAGAATAATGGAGCCGGTGGGAGTCTTAGAAATCTTATTATAACAGTGGTTGAGCATTTTATTGTATCCTTTTGTGTATCCATCGAAAAAATAGGTAAAATCACGGCTCAATTCTGTATTAAAATCTACTTAAATCATAACATACAGAGGCACTTATGATTTGATGAAATCCTAAGTTTCAAAAAAACGTTTTTTACAAAACCACTACTCCCCCAAGCAGATGATTTTACGCATTTGAAATGCGTTTATTCGATTTACATTTCTTGGATTTTAAATCCATTTTTAAGCAAACAAAAAAACCGCAAGCCTGAGCCTGCGGTGAAAGAACATTTTAGAAAGTTTCCTTTCTATTTATTTTTTAAAATTATTTAGTCGTAATCAAGCCTTCTGGCTCTACTGTGAACTCTGGCTTGTCTGCCATTGTTCCGTCTGCTTTGATGTAGTACCAGCCTTTTTTATCAGCTGACTGGACAAATGAGTTTGATACCATGTTCCCGTTCTTACTATCAAGATAGTACCAGGTCTGCTTGTGCTTAATCCAACCAGTGAGCATCTTGCCGTCTTCATCAAAGTAATACCAAGCGTTGTTGATACGAGCCCAGCCGGTGGCCATAGATCCTGAATCCGTGAACCAGTACCAAGCGTCATTGTAATTCAACCATGTACTGCGTTTCATGAAGCCTCTATCATCGAAATAGTACCAAACGTCATTAATCTTTTCCCATTTCTCAGTTGGGTATGATCCGTCTTCACGAACCCACCACCATCCGTATTGGTTCTGTTGCCAGCCTGTTTCAACCTCTTCAGGCGGTACGATATACCCAACGATTTCACTTACAGAACGCTCGTTGTAGCGACAAGGGCCACCTACTTCCAAGTAGTCCCAGTTGCCATCGATGTTCTGCTCAATCGTCTTGATAGTATTTCCGTCTGAGTCTTCATAGACAAGTCCTGTATGCCCGTAGTTGACACCGTCGCCAGCCACGTATGATTTCACGAAGAACCAGCCAGCCTTTGGATATTCAGCATCATACACGACTTTCAAGCCTTGTGAACGTGCTGACTCAAGCAAGTCGTAAGCGTTACCCCATAGCGTCACTCCGTACCAATGGCGTAGCCCGTAACAAGGCACGTCGGCACACTGGAAGCCGTAAGCTCCATCATTATCCACTCCATCACCTGCGTTGGCTTTATCGATGAAAAATTGAATCATTTCCTGTTTTTTAGGCATAACTTACTCCTTCCATGCGTCATTCATCTGCTTCACGGCTGACTCTACAAAGGTGTCTAGGTCCTTGTCAGTCATGCTGATGTTGTATTTTGTCAGCTCTGCACGGATTTTAGCACGAGCCTGTGCCAGTTTTTCATCACCTTTAAAGCCTGTCTCTTGAGCTACCTGCTCCACGGCATTAACTGCGTTCTTGGCTAGGATTTCAGCGATAATAACCGCTTTTTCTCCGCCTTTTCGCAAAAGATAGTCTTTCACTGCTTTTACAATACCGCCTACTGCTACTGCTAAAAAGCCTGTCGCAAAAGCGATAATAAATTCATTAAATTGTGTCATATGTTTTTCCTTTCTATTCTCCGTAAAATCGAACATCAGCTTGGCCTATATAATCCCTTAACTCCCAAATCGTTATATAAATGCTTGTACCATTATATAAGCTTATGTCACTTTCAGGCGTTGGTATCAATTTACTGTCATTTACACTTACATATCTTATATCACTTACATTTACTTTGTTATTTCTCAAAGGAATAACATATCCGCCCCAATATTGGGAAATTGATGTATTTTTTAATTCAAGAAGAAGTGGATGATTATTCCACACCAACCTATCGCCAATATATCGCTTAACAATCTCCCTACTTCCTAACATTATCCTTATTCTATCTTTCATAGCTACACCTGCTTAAAGATATCGTAAATCGTGTTAGGGTCTTTAGTAGTGATGGCATCGTACTGCGCTTGCGTTCCTGCCCAATACTTGAGGGCTTGTTGTCCTTGTTGGTTGATGATGTTCTGGCCAGGCACGCCGTCCGCTCCTCTGGTGCCATCGTTTATGTTATCTAAATGAGCAAACCCAGAGGCCTTAAGACCTCTGTAGCTCACTTCAATTCGAACCTCGAACCAACCACCCGAACGTTGGGTAGCATTCCAAGCTCCAAATTTTCCAGCTGAATCAGGAGTCTGATTTCTCAATACCCCCCAGTTATTATTCCCAAAACCTCTGTAGTAATAATCAAGAGTATAGCCACTCGTGACTGCTTCGCCATCGTAGAATACATCCGCAAACAGGTTCAACTGACTAGTCGCACCATTTCGATAACTCCCTTCAATGCGAACAGTTGCATTTAAGCTGTGGCCATTCTCGCCCTTCAAGCTATCCCGTTGAGTTGGTGTCAGTGTATCGAATGATGGGCGGTTTTCTAAGGCAGAAATCCTAGCCTTGATTGGGATATCATTGTACAACTCCGATTTTTGAGCGTAAGTAGACAAGTCTTGGTGGGAGGTCAAGTAGCCTTTCTTTTCCAGCTCCGCTTTTGTAACGAGGGTTTCTGGATTGACTCTCGGTCTACTCTCAAGGGAGCCCAGTCTTTCCTGGACTTCCCTATCCTTTAACTCTGAATCTTCTTTGATCGCCTTGACATCCCTACCAATAGCTGTTGCTAGACTTTCAAGGTTATTCATAGGCTTCACGCTTTCGCTGCGTTATAGGTTGCGACCAAGTCAACATTGGCAATCTGGTCTACACGTCCGCTGACTTCAGTTACTTTGCCAAGAAGTGCGCCGTTTTCGTCTTGTCCCATGTTCGTGATTTTTTCAGCAATTTCTTTCAGTGTATCGAGGTTCTCAGGCGTTCCTTCACCTAAAATTTCAGCTTTGACTTCTGTTTTAGCTTGAGTGACTGCTTGTGAGATAGCTTGCGTCATTGCTGAAGTGCTAACCTTGGTTTTTAATTCTTCGTTAACTCGCTTGTTATCTTCTCCCAATGTACGGGCAAATTCTGTTAATTTTGTAGTTTCCATTTTTTTCTATACCTTTCCTAAGTTGTAAAAAAAGAGTAGGTCTGGAAATTCAGGACATACTCCACCATCTGTTACTGTTTTTTCCGAAAGTTGTTTCTCAACTTCCTTTGCGATATCCAGCTCTTTGAGAGCGTGGACTTCTTCTGTGACCAATTCTTTATCTGAGGCTACTATCTTGATATATGTCTCTTTGTCACTCGGGAAAATATATCCGCCGGCGCTAACTTCTAAGCGATATTTTCCGATTGGCAAGATAGTGTCCAGATTAAAATTCACGCTTGAGTTCGTGATGGTTAACCTCTTCTTCCATTGGTACTTGCCTATGGTCAAACTAACGACCGCCACCTCCCCATCAAGAGAGGGGACGGCTCGATAATCTTCGTCTAAAAGGACAAATCCAAAGGTAGAAGCTACATCACCCTGTTTGATGAGGTAACCGCCATCCACTTGAGCAAGATTGGTCGTATTGAGATTACAGACCATTCTGCGCCCCTTTCTCATCTTCAACTAAGATGTCGTCCCTTATTTGCAACGCCTCAAAATTGTTGTACAAGTGGTCAATGTAGCCATTACCACCAAGAGCCTTGTAGCTGTTGTGCATGTTCTCAACTACATAGAACTCATCCTTAGTAGTAAAACCACGGCGGATAGCTCTACGAATATCACGATCAAGGCGCATCCTCATGGTTACGAGATGTGCCTCATCGTGCAGTTTTAGCTTTGCTTGTACTTCGTCGATTTTGGTGTTGCTGTCGCATGCAGTTTCTTGGACATCTTTGATTTTACCTTTGACATCATTCAATTCAGAAATGATTTGGTCTGTCTGTTCCTTGGTTTTCTTCGGCATTTTATAACCCAACCAAGCCACGACTATCGGCGTGGCAACTGGTAGCACGTTCATGAAGAAATGCTCTATCGATTGTAAGACGTCCATAAAGCACCTCTATCCTTTAGGTTCGTACTTCCATGCTGCGCCAGTTCCGTCCATTTCAAGACGACCGTTACGGGCAAAATCACTGACCGGTTCACCGTTGTAGGTAAATTCCTTGTTCAACTGAACCAAGATACGCTTGCCTTCTCCGTCAACCTCAACATGAGCTGGGTCTTCAATAGTAATCAAGTCATGTGCTAAGTAATGCTTGCCAATTTCGGCTAGTGGAATGAGTTCAACCAATTCCTTGTAGTTGGTTCCATAAGCGATTGTCTTGCCTGCTACGGCATTTAAAACGACCGCATGGATGATTTTCCCATAGCGGTCGGTTTCAGCTTTGTTATGCTTAACTTCTTGGTCTGTTGCAGTCTGTTTAGCTTCAGTCTGAGCTACTTTCTGCTCAGCCTGTTCCAATTTAGCCAAAGTCTGCTCTAGTTTAGCTTGAGCAGTAACGATGGCATTTGTCGGATCAAGTTCTGTTCGGATAAAGTCCAAAACTGCTTGAATCAGCACTTCTTCATTATCATGCGTACGGTTGCCTGGCAATTCCACACGCTCATAGCTGTAGCGTCCAGGTTCTTCTTTCTCAATCGTTACGATTGTGACATTCTTTTCCCCTTTTAGAATAGGGTTTCCTGTTAATTTGTAAGTCATGTATTATTTCCTTTCATTTTAGCTTGTGTTTCTTCAAATAGTTCTTTGAGTGCTGGGTCGTATTCCAGTACGGCTTTAAAAGCCTGTAATTCGGCCAAAGTCAGCGTATAGTATGCCTCTAAATGCGCACTATTCAATTCGCCTTCTTTCAAGCGGTTAGCGAGCGACTCAGCGACTAGCTTGTCGATTGTGTTGTTATCCATGTGTGTTCTCCATTTCTTTGATTTTCTGGTCTAGTTCCTGGACAGCCTTCAGCAAGTAGGGGACGAACTTTGAATAGTTGATAGACAGATAAGATGTTACTTCATCTGTTTCAACTGCATGAGGGACTACCTCCTGCACTTCCTGCGCAATCAAACCAACCTCTTCATGTTTCTGGCTCTCGATAAAATCAAAAGAGACCATGTTCAACGCTTGGATTTTATCCAAAGCATTAACTGGACTCTCTTTAATATTTTCTTTCAAGCGTCTATCTGAACTCGAAGTGATACCAGCATAGCCTCTCCATTTTGCTGTAGTGATTTGATTCCACCAGACGACGGCATTCTCTCCTCCAGCTGGGTTTGATCCAGCACCATAAATATCTGCATTTCCTGTCCAGATACCTTTATTAGCATTAATTTTGCTGTAGAAATTAACGTTTGTAGAGCCAGAAAAGTCAACTTTCCCATAAAAACTAACTGTATTCTTACAATACATCTGCCCATCTGTGTCCACATGCCAGGAGTTCGGTCCAGCTTGGTTCCAGTTATCGCCCCAATTAGCCCAGAAAGCTGTCTTAGTGCCATAACCAGCACCATTCCCCATACCAACTGAGAATTGGTTTACTCCAGAAATCCAGCGACCACCTCCATTGTCAAATTGCCCCAAAGTGAAACCTCCGATTTCACCTTGGTAGGCTTGTAAGAAGGTTGAGCTAGATACAACAGATTCAATCTTAGTAGTGAAGATTTGCTTAGATGTCAGCTTGTCAATCAAGGCATCTCTAGCGGTCAGGTTCCGAATCAAGGCATCATCTACGCTGATTTTATCGCCCGTGATAGCTCCAGCTTGGATATGTTCAGCAGTGACAGAACCAGCAGCCATTTTTCTAGCTGTTACAGCACCATCTACCAACATATCTGACTGTACTCGAACGTGTGGAGCGATGATATCAACCCCTCTCGGACTTGCTGAAATGGTAGAGGCTAACTGCTCACCAGTTAGAGTAGTAGAGCCGATGGTCACACCTTCAGGCGTAACTTGTACCCTAGCACTGTTAGCAGCGTCTCGCACTTCCTGCCGGATTTCTTTAGCAGTCTGAGCGATGGCACTCTTGACATTCTCATCAAAGAACTGGGTCAGCGCCCCTTTATTATTCTGCTGGATTTTGCCCCAGAGAGTACTGTTCGGGTCTGTCAGTTCCAACTCAATAGAACGCATATCCTTGAAGAGACCTGACAAGGTACGTTGCGTGACGGTAGGCTCCACAAAACTAGTAGGAAAATCTCCCTGCTCCAGCTGGATATCAGTCAGCACCGTGTCTCCCACACAGCCCATGTGATGAAGCTTCAGCAGTTCATCTCGTGTCCGTGGCTGAAAGACCTTATAATACCGTCCATTATGCTCAAGAGCAGGCGAACGAACATTTTGAATGGTTATGTCCATGTGTTACCTCCATGCTGAGTAAAAATTCATAGAAGTTTCTCCATTTGATGAATTAAAATCCCTCTTTGCTTTCTCAAAATCTTCAGGATTTCTGAAACGGGCTTTAATGTGGGTGCTACCATAACCGCGTTCTAGTGTTACTGGAATAACATTTGATTCAGTTTTACCGATGAAACGAACTTCGTCAATAGAATAATTACTGAAACCAAATCTATAATCATATATATGCATTACATTTTCTCCGTAGCTTGGAGACGTAATAACAAATTTTGAAAAAAGTTCTAAAACTCGTATTCTTTTCTCCCAAACCAACCGTGTTCCTACATAACGCTGAACAACTTCCTTGCCACCCACGTAAATTCCTTCTCTAGCCATAGTTACTCCTACCTGTAGATATCATAGATGGTATTAGCATCTTTGTTAGAAATCGCGTCATATTGAGACCGTGTACCAGCCCAATATTTCATCGGTTGACCACCATTCTGATTGATGATGTTCTGACCAGGCGCTCCAGCTGGGCCTGTATTTCCTTGAGGTCCTCGTTGACCTTCTGGGCCTCTCGGTCCTACTGGACCTGCTGGACCCGCTGGGCCTGTTGGTCCTGCTGGACCTCTCGCACCCTGTGGACCTTGTGCGCCTTTCAAGCCCTCTCTCTGCTGACTCGTCAGGTTCTCGAACCGCATGACACCGTCTGCGCCTCGTGGTCCTGTTTCGCCACGTTCTCCACGGTCACCTTTCGGACCTGTCAGATATTGAAGAGCTGAGAATCGGTCACGGCCATTTCCGACCTTGACCTTACCAGTGTCACTCTCGATGCCTAACTCGCCATCAAGTAAGACCAGAGTGCTACTTGCCCAGTCTCGTGCTGACATCCGCTTGTGTTGTACCCTTATTGGGATTGTTTCTGTCATGTTCTACCTCCGTCAAAAATAAAAGTTGGGTTCTCACTCCAACTCCCCTCATATCTAGCATTTTGCCCGTCCGCAATCGTCTTATAGACTGGCGCTAGTTCAATCCGTCTTGTCTGATTGTCAATCGTCACAGACTGCTCTACATTCTGATACCAGTCGCCTGAAAATGTCAGACGATAGGAACCGTAGTAGACTGCCAAGACCTGCTCTTCTTTCTGGGTCAGGTCTTTCTCAATCGCTGGCATAGCTGTATTAGCAGGCGCAAGATGAACGTTGCCTCCATAAAATGGTGTTTTATCGACCACAACAGTCACATCTGTTTTTCCGTAAGGTGTGCAGGTTGCTGACCAACTGATAACGTATTTCTTACCAACTTCAAAACCTTCACCGTTATGCCCTACTTCCACAAAGTCCGTTCCATAGCTAATTTTCTTAGCCGTGCCACCATTCAAGCGGTTCTTGTTGTACTGAGTATTCCCGTCACCACCAATCAGACTAGCGTTGACCCTTGCAGTCTCGCTGACCTGCTCCAGCTTCTTGCTTAGTTCAGCGATAGAGTCAGCGCCACTCGTCAACTCTTCACTAATCCGCTTCACGAGCTCAGGACGCTCCTTCTCCATTTCCTCATGGATTTTAGCGCCAAATTCTTCAGCCTTAGCCTTGTACTGCTCAATAGCGTCCGTGATGTTTTTCTCATGCTTGGCAAATTCAGCATCAAAGGCACGGTTAGCGTTTGCGATTTCCTTTTTCAAATGTTCTTCAAAACTCTTATGCAGATTTCGGCTTTCATTCAAAACGGCATCATTTACAATCCCACCGATTGCATTCGCAAGACTGGACTGGAATGTCCCAAAACCTATTGATTTTAGGCGTTTGGCCATTGGCGAATAGGTATATTTCGTGATTTTTTTACGAACATCAAGACCATACCACTCATGGTAGATGCTGACCACATCGAACATCCGAACCGCTACATCGCTCTGGCCGACAACCGAGATTTCAAGGTTATCTTCCAGCATGTCGCACATACTCGTCCGAAAATACTGCTTACCGTATTCAATCAAGCTAGCTTGGTCTTTGACGTCCTGGTCATTGACCTCAACAACTGCTTCATAGATTTGGCTATATTTCCCAAGCAAGGGGCTATCAATCACCACTACATAATCAACATCAGGCGCCTTTTCTCCCTCGCCTTTAACAGTCGTTTTAAAGGTTATACGAGTTTTCAAAGATTTCGTTGAGGTCTTATGCTGGTAGCTGGACAGATTTTTCTTGTACATAAAAAGCGATTCATTTTCTGAACCGCCATTTTTCAACAAGCGTAAGTTGTAGCCATTTCGCACCATATCTCCGCCCCATTGACCAAGGATAGAATGCTTGTCTTTCGCTAAGACCTCCATAGCATTCTTGTCCTTGATGTTGAGCGTATGCCTGTCGTCAATATCCGAAAAGAAAGAAAAGGGATTGGTTCTGGTAATACTACCAGCCAATGCGCTTAATACCCTCGTCCCACTGACACGATCCACATCGATAGAGCTGACGATGTAGTTATTTAACAGACTGATAACCTGATTGGCATAGACTTGGATATATCCTTGTTGCTTTTCAATCTCAAAAATATAAAAATCCTGCTCACCATGCAGGTCATCTGCAGTCAGAAAAGTTTCCTCTTTCAGTAATTCCCACTTGGGATCCGACGTAGGAAAACGAAAGGTCAGTTGATAAGTATTGTTCCGCTCCTGAACAATTTCATCGTTATAGGCCTCGTTCAAAGGCGTGTTACCCTCTGTAAGATAAATCATAAGATATACCTCCAATTCGGCCGAACTGTGACCTTACGAACCGAACCAGTAAAGACCAGACCGTTATTACCAACTGCCAACTCAAAGAAACCTCCACGTTTCCGTAGCGTATTTTGAACAGCACCGTCTGCGTTGTAGATATTCTGTTTCTTATGTCTACAATCAATGGTCACTTTTCGTCTAATAGTCAAGTGCATGGTTGTCCGTCCGATAGTCAAAGAAATATCTCCGTCCCCCTCAATCTCAATCACAGGCTCACTATAGATAGAGCCTGGATTGTTGACATTACCGCTTGCGGTAAAGATAAGAGGAGCAACATTTTTCTGATAACGGAATGGTTGCATACTCAACTTGATTTCTAATTTCCAGCCGTGCATACCTTGAGGTTTGTATTTTGCACTGACGAAGTCAGCATAAAAAATAGAGCCTAGTTGATAGCTAAACTCTAGCGTATTATCATTTGGTTGGAATCTCTCAACGATTTTAGACGGGTCTACCGTCCTTGGAAGGTAAAATGCAAATGTTCGTTCATAACTCTCATAAGCACCGTCCAAGACACGGTAATTCCCGTTAACCCCAAATAGAGTAGCTGTTTCTGAAACTTTAGGTTTAGCAGCCTCTACCTCGCCAAAGTCGGTCACCACACAGTTAGGAATGGTTGAAGTATTGAAACCATTGATAATCATGTATTCCATTAAATTCCCTCCCTAGCATAAATTGCACCTTGGCGTTGGTAGACGCTCATTGAAATTTTATCAGCGTCCAGGTAAGTATCTGACGGCTTTTCAAGGATAGCAGTAAGGATCTTCTCCATACTTGCTCTCAGAATCGCTATCTCAGACACGGTTTGACTGTCTTTTGCCTCGAATTGAGCGCTTGGCATGGCCAAACTTGCTTCAATATTTTTGGCAATAGTCGGTGTTCCACTCAAACCAAAATCATCGTTTGAAAATGCATTTGAGATTTCACCAGCCATTCCGCCGACGGATTTCTTAACATCTTTGAAACGGTCCTGCAACCCTCTATCCAAACCTTGCATAATCGCATTACCAGCAGGAATCAAGAGCTTGCGGTCATACTCAATTGGACCTTTGTGGTCAGCAATCCAACCAGCAATACCTCCGACGAAATCAGTGACAGCATTCCAAGCTGATTTCAAACCATTTAAAAATCCATCAAGAATAGCTTTACCAGCCTCCCAAAGGTCAATGTTTTTGATTCCATCGAATATGCTTGTAACCTTATCAACAAGATCACGAACACCTTGTTTCATGCTTTCCCAAGCATTTTTAGCTCCTTGTACAAGTCCATCAATCAGACCTAAGACAGTTGATTTCAACCCTTCCCAAGCACTGCTTGCGACAGATTTGATAGTGTTCCAGATGTTAGATAATATCTGAGCAAAACCATCAAAGATAGCCTTACCTGCAGCAGACAACCCTTTCCAGATGGCCTCACCAACACCCTTTATAGCATTCCAAGCGGTGCCCCAGTCACCATTGATGACAGCCATGACTGCTTTTATAATTCCGCTGATAACATCCATAGCCGTCTGAATAGCAATCTTAATCAATTCCCAAACTGTTGTTACTACAGTGCAGATGTTGTTCCACGTCGCTTCAATGAAAGGAGCGAGGATATTCATTGCGGTTTCAATAATGGACTGAATAATCGGCATAACCGTCTGAATAACTGTCTGGATTGCGTTCCAAACCGTTGTGAACGTTTGTTGAATCAAACCTTGATTTTCAGTCCACCACAAAGAAATGCCATCCCAAACAGACTTGATAAAGTCTACTACTCCTTGAATAATCGGAGCAACAACAGCCATCATATTATTCCAGACGGTTGTAGCCGTTTCAACAATACCATTCCAAACACCAGACAATGTTGAACTGATAGACTGCCAAGCACTAGACAACCAATCCATGAAGCCTTGCCAGATTTGTCTACCTGTTTCGGTTTGAGTGAAGAACCAAGTTAATGCGGCAACAAGTGCAGCAATAGCACCGACAACAAGAACGATAGGATTTGCAGACATTACCGCATTAAACAAACTAAAAGATTTGCTTGCTCCAACTGCTGCCGCATTTTCGGCCGCGTAAGCAGCCGTCAAGGTTCCACTGGCAACCGCTCTAGCTTGAGATAAGGCAAAAGAGATATTAAAGATTGCGTTTTTAGCACTCTCGATAGTTTTTATAGCTAAACTAACAGCTTTGTAGGCTTTCCATGCTGTAGTTAATCCAATGACAGCAGATGCAACTGCAGATACAATACCTGGATGCTCTTTTAGCGATCCTGTTATATCCTTCAAAATTGAAGAAGCACCTTTTAGAACATTAGAAAGAAATTCAAATGCCGTCCCTAAAAGATTAACATTTTGACCGCTATCTTGTATGCCTAAAAATCCTCCAACAAAATCAGCTACGATGCTACCAACATTACCGATAACTGACCCGATATTCTCAAAGGTTACACGGATATTATCCGCAATATTGATAATTTGGTTCGCTGCATCTTCGCTAAATCCAAGCGCATCTAATATCTCGAAGTTCCCCTCTTTATCCATAGACCCAAAGATTATGTCAAAGAATGTTTCGAAAATCCCTGTTACACGCCCAATCTGCTCATATACTGCACTACCAAAAGCGTCCCCAAAAAGCTGAGAAGCTAGTGAACTGAGTCCTTCAGTTAAGACTACTCCTAACCCTGATAAGATATTTCCTATCATTGGTAAGAAGTTACCAAAAAGGAAAGTCTTTGTGGTTTCTAGTAAAGATTGCAAGGCTGGGGTTACATCTTCCCCAATAGCTATCTTCCCTAGCACATTCTGAGCAGATGCTTTCATTGCTTCAAAAGACCCACTAAAAGTTTTGGAAGCCTCCAAAGCAGTTGTTCCAGTAATTTCCAATTTTTTCTGCACAACAGAAATAGCGTTAACGATGTTACCAAAAGACATATCTCCATCTTTTACAGTAACGTTCAGCTCTTCTTGTTCTTTTTTATAACTTGCCGCGTCCGCTATCAAGCGCTTCATTTCTTGTTGTGTACCACCATAACCTAGCTTTAAGTTGTCCAGCATGGTGTAGTTCTGCTTGGCAAAACCTTGATATGCCATCTGGATGCTCTCCATAGATGTCCCCATCTTGTTAGCATTATCTGACATATCAACCATTGCCCTGTTAGCAACATCAGCTGCCAAACTGACATCACCACCAAGAGATTGCAACAAACTGGCTGAGAAGCCTGTCACATTCTCCATGTATTTGTTTGCGGAAAGTCCTGTAGTCCTATACGCTTCTTCTGCATAGGCTCTTACTTTTCCTGCTGATGTTTTAAAGAGGGTCTCAACACCACCAATGGATTGTTGAAGCGCTGCTCCTTCGCCCAATGCGGCGCTAAAGGCTTTCCCAATTCCTGCAGCCGCAACTATCTTTTTAAAGGTGCCTACAATGTTTGATCCAAGAGATTCTCCTGCGAAAGTTCCTGCTGAAGCAACCTCGCCACCTATCTCTTTCTGGATCATTCCGCTTATTCCTTTAGCAGATGGAATGATTTGCACATAGGCTTTCCCTAGTTGTGTTGCCACTAGCTTTCACCTCCTGTTTTCGCAAGTAAAGCCTTGCGATAGTTTTCAAAGTCCTCACCAGATTCAAAGACGAGATAGTCTTTCTCATCGTTCTCACTCTTATCTCTCTTAATGAGTTGATCCGCGATGGATGCAGGACGATTAACACCCTTTTGGCCATCTTTTGTTTGCAACCACAAAGAGAGTGAAAGTCTGTCTACGATACTTGCAAGTAACGTCGTTTCCAGAGGGACGATTTGGTCAGACATAATCTGCTTTATCCGCGAATCATCACGCAACCCATACGCAAAAACAGCCACCTCATTTAAAGGTAGCTGTTTATAGTCGTATATCTGGTAAGTTTCCGCTAAATCACAGACAAGAGCATCCTCGTCTAAGGCAATCATCTGAGCAAGGACTAGGATTTTTTTAAGTCATTACTTTTATCAAAGATACTCTTAACATCTGCAAACAATACTTCAGAGTCCACGATTTCATCTTCATCCTCCAAATGTTTTAAAAACGCTAGTGCTTGTTCTTTACCAAATAGAAGATTTAAAAATGTTTCTGTTTCTTCAAGATCTTGCTTTTCAACTTTAGCGACAGATTTGAGAAGATAATAATTTCTCAATCGTTTTTTAGGGATTTTGTACTCAAACCCTGACTCTGTTTTTCCTTTTAAGATTTCTTCCATTTGCTTTAAGCTCCTTGAATGTATTCGTAGTGAGTGTTCTCACTATTGTCTGGCAATGCAGTAATCGTCAATTCATAGCCGATAGGTTCGCCGTCTTTATAGCTAATTTCGCCAATTTCGCTAACCTTACCACGAGGAATGACAACACGTTTCACATAGCCGTTTTTCAACAATGTATCAATAACCAAGCTATGTTCTGGCAATTCTTTACCATTAGCTTTTACAGTGATACCTGTTTCAAGGGTTCCTGAAACGTTATCTGGTCCATAGACTTCTTTCAAGACTTCAATGTTCAGACCTTCAATCAATTTGTATTTGAAGGTGTCTTTTTTTTCAGTTTGTGAAGACAAGACTGTTTGTCCGCCCCAAGCCTTGACTTCTTCTGACTCTGGTGAGTTCTCATTGGTCAATCCATCTTCTGAAATGTATCCTAGCGTTTTAAATGCAGCATCCAATACTGTTTTGGCATTTAGTGGTAGGTTTGTTCCAGCTGGTGCAGTAGATACTGCTCCTCCAATTTTAGGCTTAGCAGCCGTTACATTTGATGCTGATGCAGTCGTCATATTCTTTCCTCCTGTTGATTCTGCATTTGGTGTTCTTACTTCTGTCGCTTCTAATTCTGGCGCCAAAACTACACCTCCTT